AGTTGATATCTCCTGTTTTCCCCGCTCCAGCATTGTTGGTCAATCCACCAAACTTGCAGTAGTCGTGGTCGCCTGACTGGTTTTCACCCAGCTCGATACAAAATTGGTCGGCAGTAGCATCCCAAAGGATTTGCACCTTCATGCCAATGCACTGCCACCAGATCTTTTCGATAACGACCCCCGTGCAAGGCGTGCCATCTGGCAACGGTTGCAAGGCGCTCACGTCAACTTTGGTTACACCAGATTCACCAGTGCCGTCGGAGATGTTCGTAAACTTCATGACGACCGTTTTAGGGCCGTCTATGAAAGTTTGGGAGGTAACCGCGTCAGCCATCCCTTACTCCTTGATTTCTCCCCGCAGGAGCGCCGCCTTGTAAGCCGCACTGCCCACAGGGGGCAGTGCAACCTTTTCAGCAGACTGCTTCTTTGGTGCGGGTTTTTTGGTTTCTGTCTTAACTTCCGTTTTCTTAGCAGTCATCACACCAACCCTCTATTACCGTGCCGCAGAGGCAAACATGTAATCGATGGTGGCGGACTTGGTGCCAGTAGCGGAGCCAGACAGTTCCATGGCCGCAATGGTCAGGTTCTCATCGTCCGGGATGTTGGTGGTATGGGTAGCCACCAGCTCACGGTTGACATAAAACTCGACCGTGGTGTTGCTCAGCACATGAATGCCCAGCTTGACGTAAGTGTCGTCGGCTAGGTCGTATGCAGTAGCAAGCGCCGTAGCAGTCTCAGTACCGTCTTTCTCGGTGATGCACTGGAGCGTTGCGGTGCCATCGTCAGACTCGAACACGATGCGGTCTGCGGCGGTAAGCATTGCCTCAGGGTTAGTAGCAAAGTTGACGGTGAAGCCCACGCACAGGTCGGTATCGTCAGCGTCGGACACTTTGATGCGGGTTTCAAACCAGAGGTCTTTGCCAGCCTGCACTGCAAACACTTCGTTGCCTTGGATAGAGGCACCGTCGTTGTCGGTAGTGGCGGTAGAAGTGAGTGCAAGTTCACCACCAACCGTGTCTGCAACAATCGCGGCAGATGCAGTACCGTCTTTAACAACAGTCCAGTCGTTGGTGGAGTCCAGTGCTACGCCAGTAAAGTCGTCCCACTTGGTGATGTAATCGGGGTTCTTGTCGATCGGCAGATCTTTGAACCACTTACGCGGATTGTCCTTGCCTGCAAAAAGGATAGGACCAGTAAAATGAACAGCCATGTTGATCTCCTGTCTTGGCTAAGTCTGATGCACCGTGCATCAGTCAGGGAACACCTTTAATGTACTCAAAAAAGAAGGGAGGCACAAGCCTCCCTTCTCATTTAGCATCGTTTCACGTGAAACAATCCTATTAAGCGCCCGGAGAACCGAACACGCAACGAGGATCGGACACGCCGAACGAATACCGCTCGCGGGCTTTGTAGCGGACGTTCCCCGTCTCAAAGTCGCCTTCCATAGACGTTTTGATGGGGCTACGCACGAAGTGCTTAAAGCCGTTGGGTGCGTCAGTCTTGATGAAGAACGCATCCGGATCGGTCAGGAAGTGGTTGACCACATAACCGTCAGGAAGCATACCCATGTTGCGGAGAGCGTTGATATCGTTATCCGCAGTGGACGGACGCAGGTTGGAAGCCATCAGGCGCTCAGCAACAAACTGAAGCTGGGGCGGGATGATGAGCTTACGACCCTGCAGAGCGATTTTCAGGCCACGCTCGTCGATGAAGGCCGCGATGTCAATCAACGCTTGCTCCAAGGACGTTTCGTTGAGGTCTGCCGCAGTGCTGAGCTCGTTGCGGAAGTTACCGCCGCCCACAGTGGGGTGGTCGGTAGCGCAGAGCTCTTTACCGTCGCCGATCGGGAAGTTGCTGTCGAACGCATTGTTCAGCACAGCCGCCGCCTTGACCTGCTTGGTGTTCGCCATCGAGCGAGCCAGTGCACGGGTGTAACGCGAGCTGAGGCGGTCGTAGAGGTTATCCTCAACGGCTTCCTCGGTGATCGCGAACGCCAGAGCAATAGTCTCGTGCGTATAGCGAGCAGTGTACGCCTCGTTAGCAGAATCGTAAGAAACTGCCGCGCCTTCACCCTTAACAGGTGCTTGGCCGAAGCCTGCCAGCATCACCTCTTCTTCAAATGCGCGATCTGAAGTTTCGGTTTCGAAGATTTCGGCATGCTCATTGTCATACCGATCGTACTCCATACCGAACAGAGCGTTGAGTCCGGGCTCTAGTTCTTTAAGGAGCTGGGAGCGAGTAATAGCCATTTCCTATCTCCTTATACACCAGCACCCGTACCGTTCGCATTGTAACGGTAGAAGTGGTTGTTGAGTTGGACAATCGCCAAACGGCCAGCCACCGTTGCATCATCGCTGTTCGGGATATCCGCGAACCCAACGATACGCAGGTTAAGCGTGTTCGTGGTGTTTGCAGTGGACACTGCCAGCTCAGCAGACGACTTACCAGTCGTTGCGTCGCCAGAAGTAGCCGTTGCAAAGTTGGCGTTTGCGTGGACAAGTGCGTCTGCGGCGGCAGCATCACAGTTGATCAGGAAGAGCTGATCAGGGTGTGCGGCTACCAGTGCAGTTGCCTCAGTACCCGACTTTACAGCCGAGGTTCCAGGCCACTTGTTTGCAAAGGTTGGTTTTCCGTTCAGGTCGGTATAGTTACAACCGATGAACGCGCCCAGCAGAGGTACGGTTCCACCGTTGGCGTTACCCACAATATCGATCATACCATTCGCGAGAGGAATGACGGGAGTACCTTCATAGATTACACTGGAGGTCCCCGCCGTCGCGCTGGTCTGGATCGTGTAGGAAACAACACCATTGGTGTTAGCACCTGCACCGAGCATCTTGTACGGGCGAAGCCCGAAAGCGGCGTCTACGTTTGCCATTGCTCAGATCCTTTAGTTGTCTCCGGCTTTACCGCCGAAGGTGACACGAGATTGCCGTTCAGGTTTGCTGATCGGCATCGACGGATGTTGTTCCCGCATCAGATCATTGTCCACAGCAGTCATTTGGTCACGCGTCTGTTGACGGTAGTGGCTGTTGCGCTGTGAACGAGTTTCTAACGGGAATCTTGCTAGCACCAGACCACCAACACCAATCACGCCAGCATGTTTGCCATCCTGCACGGTCGGTACTTCAAAGTCTGGATACTCATCAGCGCGAACAAGTTCAAAGCCTTCGCGTAGGCGAGCGGAAAGGTTCTTACGGTCGTCGTAACCCATGACAGATTCACGAATCCAACGATGTACGAATCCCTCCGGAGGGGGCGGTGCGTCCAGTGTAGACGGGGGTTGCCACGGTTTAGCGCGGACTTCTTTTTCCCTTGTCTGGGAAGTGCGTGGGCTTCTATCAGTCATTTTGACCTTCCTCACGAATTCTGTTGCATGCGGAGCAGTTGCTTCGCGTATTGTTCATTAGTTATACCAAGTTTCCGAGCGATTGCAACCTGAGAAGGACTGAGTTTGATGGATTGTTTCCCACCACGAGTCCCGCCACGTTGCGCGCCTGCCACCGCAGGACCGCTCCGACCATTGGTATTACCGCCTTTTTGGCCGAACTTATGGGGGAACTCCCCACGAATGCGGCGGTCAAGCTCTTGGTAATAATCATCACCGTTAGGGTCATAACCCTCATTTTCCACAAGATTCTTGTGAATTGCAAATGCAGTGATGGTCATCGCCTCATCTGAGCCAAACCATTCATTGCGTTCTGCCCACTTTTCTGCCTTGGGGTCGGGGCGGCGTTGCTGTTGCGGCTGAGCCTGCGGCTGGGGCATCTGTTGCGGTGCCATCTGCCGTTGCTGTGCCGCCAACGCCTGCTGTTGCTTGACGTATTGTAACCGCTCGCTGTGGCTAGCGATCTGCGCCAGTTGCTTCTGGGCTTCAACCTGACGATCAATGTCGCCACGGTCAATCGCATCCTTTAGCTCACGGCGCAAAAGTTGGTCTTGCAACGTCACACGGTTTTCAAACTCTTGGACAAACGACTGGTCCAACGAGCTAGTGCGGCGCGAACTCTCCTCAAGTTGCTTTTGCACTGACTGTGCATACTGCAACGCGGCCTGCTCACGGCGCTCTGCCTCCCGCATTTTTGCGGTCAGCTTGCTAATACGTTTCTTTACGCCCTCGCTGTACTCTGCGAGCTCGTCAGAATCACCACTGGCACGGGGTTCTTCGGGCTGTTCGCCCCCAGAATCCTGTTCCTCTTCTTCGGCTACTTCAACTTCGACGTTATCTTCGTCGTCAAGTACCTGCTTTTCTGCTTCAGGCATGGGTTATCTCCATGGGTTATAGGTGCAAGATATCATCTGGGCTACTGACGCGGGCCAAAACCTCATCGTCATTGAGGAGCCGGACTTCCCCACCCTCGATCTTGAAACGGCTTCCGGCGTATCGGCCAAAAATTACCCAATCGCCCTGTTTACACCAAGGCTCGGCATTTTGACCAAACTTGTCAGAGTCTTTGTAGGCAAGCGGCCCGACCCTTAATACATAACCGCAGACCGTACCCACTTGCTCACGCTCACGGGTTTCGGTAGGCAGGAGAATGCCCCCATCAGTTTGCTTACGGCCCTGAAACGGCAACAACAAAATCCGCCAGCCCGTAGGTTGGGGCAGTCGGTCAATTGCACTTTCGGGGAGCTTACTGGGGTCTAAGTAACGTTCCTCTGCCTTAACGTAGGCTTGTTCGAGGATACCTTCTTTCTTTTTTGCGGCGGCTTCTACGGCTGTTGCGGCCTCGGCCTGTGCTTCTTTTTCGCGCTGTTTAGCGATATAGTCTGGTACGAGCAGAGTTTTAGTCATCTGAGTCTGACACCTTGTTTAGCAGGTCTTTAAGATCCTGTTCAGTTGTAGCAAGTTCTAAGAGTCGTGCTCTTAGTTCCTTGAACGCGGTGAAATCAGCTACGGGGCCAAAACAAAGCGCCTCCTCAACCGATTTCTTCCGTTCCCTGATATTTTTAAGCATATTCTCATAAAAGTAAAGGTCGTTCATAGTTTAACTCAACTCGAAATGTGGGCCATCCAAAAACGGCCTGCGCCCCTGACTGCGGCGGAGATCAATGTAGGCGTTCATGGCTTCTTCCATGGTATCTTCCCATTGACGGATATCGTTAATCTGCCACGCACAACCCCATTTGAGGGAGACGTTCTCCTCCTTTGCGGCTTGCTTCATGGCATCTGCTATTTCATCGTAGACATTGAGCTCCCAACAGCCTTCGCCATTGACGTAAGCCATCAGGTCTACAGCGTGGCTATAGCCATCGTCTTGCGGCAAGTGCTTGGAGTTCATCGTTTGCGAGCGTCCTGCCGCCACGTTAGCTTTTTGCTGTTCTAGCGTGCGGACGCCCTGTATGACCCCAAAGTCAATCTTGGTTACTTCAATAGCGCGCTTGACCACCGCCACTAGCGCGGGGTGTACGCGGTCTAGTCGACTCAAGCTACGCTGGCTGAGCTTGAAACTCATTTAGCAACCCCTTTCGCCTTCTCAAACGTGCGGAGGCCACCAAGACCAAGCATGCCACCCAATACAGTCATCAGGCTTGCCATGTCAAACTCGGGCAGGTCAGGCACCTGCAACCCATACACGGCAATGATGAACACCAAGAGCGGTTGCAACACAAAGTGATACGCAAACGCCGTACCACAGACCCAACCGATGAACGGTCGCCAACCACCCTTAAACACCGAGGAGCTCGCGGCTTCCGCCTTGTTTACCTCAATCTGGGCCAATGCAAGCTCGTGTGCTTGCTTCTCGGCCATGGTTGCAATTTCGTGAGCTAAACGGGCTTTCTCCGCCGCATCGGGGATGAATTTATCCAGCAACCCCGTAACTGGTCCTATGAGTGCTTGTAGCATGCAGTGACCTCATCTTATTCCGCTAAACAGGTTAAACGGTAGCCTGCTAGTCAACAGTTGAAGTTGTTGTAGGTCTAGCTGGGGTATACCCCCTGCTCCTACGGTTGCTTGCGGCACCACCGCAGGGGCCGCAGGAGGAGCCGCTGGGAGCACCATCTCCTGTATATCAGGGGCAGTGGCTACCAAACTGCCCACGCCTTCTGTAATCGGCTCTAGGTTCCGCGCAAGGTCCGCGTTAGCCATTTGGTTGAGTTGCTCGGTGGCTGTTTGCCCCGTAGGTTGGGTCACGTTTTGTGGCGTGACGACAACAGGCATGGGTGCAAACGCAGGCTCTTC